TTTAACAATGGAACGTTTGACCTTATTGTTCGTGATTTCTTTGATACAGATGCTAATCCTGTTGTTTTAGAAAAATTCACAAATTGTAGTATGGACCCATCCGAAAATAACTTTGTGGCTAAAAAAATAGGTTCATCTGACGGTGAATATGCAGTAATGTCAAAGTATATTTTTGTTGAAGTTAACGATGAGGCACCTGTAGATGCATTACCTTGTGGATTTGAGGGTTTTGTTACAAGAACCTATACTGGTGGTAAATCACCTTTCCAAGTTTACAAAACTAAATATGATTATCCAGGTGAAGTAATCTATAACCCACCATTTGGAACAACTGCTAGTGGTTCTAACAGTGTGTCAAGTTCAGGTGATAATATCAGAAGAACTTATTTAGGTATTTCATCGGCGGTTGCATTTTCTTCGGATTCGCCAGGTTATGACCCCGACTTTTTCCAATATAAAGGAATGCCAAATCCTACTACTGCAACTTGTACAGAACCTTCACATGTGTATTGGCCAAATGTTACAAGAGGATTCCACATGGATTCAGGGGCTACCGCTATAACTATAGCAAACGCTTACCTAAATAGCGGACAAACAGCGTTTGATTGTGGAGCTGGTTCATTTAGTTCTGAACCCACATCACAAACAAATCCTTACTACTTCTTATATTCTCGTAAGTTTACTTTATTAGTTCAAGGTGGATTTGACGGATGGGATATATACAGAGAATACAGAACTAATGCTGACAGATTCCAATTGGGTAATACTGGTTATAAACAAGGTGCTTCACCATGTGCACCATATACTGACTCAACAGGATGGGGAGCATTTAAACAAATCACTGTTGGTGACAACACTGTTGATTATGCAAATACTGACTATTATGCATACTTATTAGGAGCACAATCATTTGCAAATCCTGAAGTTACAAATATAAATGTACTTGTAACACCTGGTGTTGATTATGTTAATAACAATGCATTAGTTGAAGCGACAATAGGAATTGTAGAAAACGACAGAGCAGATTCTATCTACATCTGTACAACACCTGACTTTAACTTGTTACAAAACTCAACTTCTATGGATAACTTAATTTACCCACAAGAGGCGGTTGATAACTTGGAAAACACAGGAATTGATTCTAACTACACAGCGACTTACTACCCATGGGTTCTTACTCGTGACACAGTAAACAACACACAAATCTATATTCCAGCAACTGCTGAAGTTACTCGTAACTTGGCATTAACTGATAATATAGCATTCCCATGGTTCGCAACTGCGGGTTACACAAGAGGTATTGTAAACGCTATCAGAGCACGTAAGAGATTAACTCAAGAAGATAGAGACACTCTTTACAAAGGTAGAATTAACCCAATTGCAACTTTCAACGATGTTGGAACTGTTATTTGGGGTAATAAAACACTTCAAATTAGAGAGTCGGCTCTTGACAGAATTAACGTAAGAAGATTGTTGTTACAAGCTCGTAAGTTGATTTCAGCGGTAGCTGTAAGATTGTTGTTTGAACAAAACGATAATTTGGTTAGACAACAGTTCTTAGATTCAGTTAACCCAATATTAGATTCTATTCGTAGAGATAGAGGTTTGTATGACTTCCGTGTTACAGTTCAAAACACACCTGAAGATTTAGATGCAAACCAATTAGTAGGTAAGATTTACATCAAACCAACTAAAGCTCTTGAATTTATAGATATCGAATTCTTAATCACTCCAACAGGAGCGTCATTCGAAAATATCTAATAAAACAATAATTAAAAAGACCCTCACAGAAATGTGGGGGTTTTTTATTTTCTGAATATTTATAGGTATGAAGTTTTATTTAGTTGAAAATTTTAAAGAAGAAGTAACGCCTGAATTGAAATATTATGCTTTCGATTGGGATGATAATATCTTAACAATGCCAACCAAAATTATTTTACAAGATGAAAATGGTGAAGAAGTTGGTATGTCCACTGAAGATTTTGCGGAATATCGAATCAAACTTGGTGTTGAACCTTTTGAATATAAAGGTAAAACTATTGTAGGATTTGCGGAAGACCCATTCAGATTCTTTGGGACTAAGGGGGATAAGAGGTTCATTATTGACGCAATGATGGCTAAAGAAGGTCCAGCATGGGACGACTTTGTTGAAGCGGTTAATGGGGGTTCTATTTTTTCTATTGTTACCGCTCGTGGTCATTCACCACTTTCGGTTAGAAGAGCAATTGAAAATATGATTGAAACCAATTTCAAAGGGATTTCTAAAAAAGAATTGGTGAAAAATTTAAGAAAGTTTAGAAGTTTTGCTAATGAAGAAGACATGTCAGATGCAGAATTGATTGATGCTTATATGGACATGAACAAATATTATCCCGTAACATTTGGAGCGGGGTCGGCCCAAAGTCCTGAAAAAGGTAAGGTTGATGCTTTAAGAGAGTTTCAACGTTATGTAAAATACATTGCCGGACAACTTAATAAACCGATTTTGTTTAAAGACGATATTTCTAACAGATTTATACCAAAAATAGGATTTTCTGATGATGATTTAAGAAATTTAGAGAAAGTGAAACATGAATTATCAAAAGACCCAGAAAATATCATTCAAACAATTTCAACACATGGAGGTGAAAAGAAATTATATTAATATTTATAAACTGGACTTATAGCAAGTTTGACTGAAAAAAAGTTCAAAGTAAATAGAAAAATATTTAATTGATACTATTTATAATAAAATAAAAGAAATTTAAAAAGAAAAAAATATGGCTGATTTGTTAACCAAAATGCCTTTTCCATATGAACCCAAGAAAAAGAACAGGTTCATTTTAAGGTTTCCTGATTCGTTAGGAATTAATGAGTGGTTTGTTCAAACCGCTTCAAGACCTAAAATTACTATTAAATCAAATGATATTCCATTTTTGAATACCAAAAGATATGTTGCGGGTATGTATGAATGGAATACTATTCAGGTTAAACTTCTTGACCCAATCGGACCTTCCGCAGCTCAAGCAATGATGGAGTGGGTTAGATTACACGCAGAAGAAGTTACAGGACGTATGGGTTATGCGGCTGGTTACAAAAAAGACGTGGAACTTGAAATGTTGGACCCAACAGGTGTTGTAATTGAAAAGTGGTCTTTGATTCAGTGTTTTATTACTGACGCTGACTTTGGTTCATTAGGTTATAGTGACGATGCTTTGGCTGACATTACAATTACTCTTCGTCCTGACTATTGTGTATTACTTTACTAATATTATTACAAACTTAATATTAAGACCCACAGAAATGTGGGTTTTTTATTTACATAGATATAAAAGTCAACTATTTTATAAACAAAAACTATGGAAGACAATAGTGTAAATCAAATGAATTTTAATTTACCTCACGACGTAATTCAATTACCAAGTCAGGGTAAATTTTATAAAAATAAGAAAAAATCAGTTAAAGTTGGTTATTTAACTGCTGCTGATGAAAATATTTTAGCTAGTGTTAATAATATTGGTGGTGACCAAATCATATATAATTTAGTTAGAGCTAAACTATATGAACCTGACATGAAAATAGAAGAAATGTTAGATGGGGATATCCAAGCCATTTTAGTTTTTTTAAGAAATACTTCATTTACTCCTGAATATAAATTGAGTTTAATTGACCCTGAAACTGGTAAACAATTTGAAACAAGTGTTATTTTGGATGAAATAAATTTTAACAAACCTGTTTCAGAACCTGATGAAAACGGACATTTTGAAACAATACTTCCAAAATCAAACAAAACTGTAAAATTAAAAATTCTTAACTTTGGTGATATTAAAGAATTAAATGAACGTGAAGAAAGTTATCCTAAAGGTATGACAGTTCCAGTTGTTACTTGGAGATTGTTAAAACAAATCGTATCAATTGATGGAAATACAGATAAAGGTGAAATTTCTAAATTTATTGACAAGATGCCGATTATGGACTCCAAATACATCACAAAGTTCATTCAGGAAAATTCACCAGGATTAAATTTATCACAAGAAGTTATAGCCCCATCAGGAAAAAAGGTACTTGCACGTATTACCTTTGGGGCTGAATTTTTTCGTCCTTTCTTCTGATTATTTAGAATATCTTTTAGACGAATACATATACTTGTCAAGACAAGTGAATATGTCGTATTCGGATTTCCAAAAAATCCCTACCTTTCAAAGGAAGTTTTTAATAAATAAATTACTTAATTTAAATTCTAAAACTGAAAGTTAAGTTATTTATTAAAAAAAACACTTTATGTTATTTTATACAGATGGTAATGACCCAAATTTAGAGTTACAAAAACAAGGTTATAAAGATATTCTTTTAGCGGCTACTGATGTTTTACAAGTTTCCGATGCAATTCGGAGTTCAATACAAAATTCTGGTGAAAATTTAGCAACTATGGACAAAAATATGTCCACACTTGTTAAAAGTATGGGGGTTACCGCCCAATACTCACAATTATTAAAACAAGAATTAGGAAGAGCGGTAACTGAAGTGGCGTTGATGGGTGGAAAACAAGAAGACATCAACAGGTTACAAAAAGAATTTATTGAAGCTACCAATAGAACAATTGTTTTAAGTACAGAAAATATTGAAAAACTATTTGCGGTTTCACAAGTTTCAGGAGTTTCAGTTAAAGAATTAGAAAAAGGATTTAGAAATGCCGGTATGGAAACTGCTCATATTAGTGATGAAATGAAAGTGGTTTATAATACTGCTAACAGTTTAGGTGTTAACGCTCAAACAGTTTCAAGTATGGTTGTTGCAAACTTGGATAAGATGAACAGGTTTGGTTTTGGAACAGGTGTTGAAGGTATGGCTAAAATGGCGGCTAAGGCCGCAGCAATGAGAGTTGACATGGGTTCAACTTTACAACTTGCTGAAAAATTATTTTCACCTGAAGCGGCTATAGATGTTGCGTCAACTTTACAAAGATTGGGTGCAACATCAGGAGCTTTATTAGACCCATTGAAGTTAATGGACTTGGCACAGAATAATGTTCCTGAATTACAGAACCAACTATCCGAACTTTCTAAAACTTTTACATCCTTTGATGAAAAAACTGGTAAATTTCAAATAATGCCTGAAGCAAGAAGACAATTGAAAGAAGTTTCAGATGCGTTAGGTATAGATAGAGTAGAATTTGAAAAAATGGCTATTGAATCTGCTAAGATTGAAAAGAAAATGGGTGAGATTGATTTTAGTGGTTTAAAATTAGATGTTGACGAAGACCAAAAAATGATGTTAGCAAATTTGGCAGAGTTCAATAAATCTAAAGGTGACTATACTGTTAAGTTTACTGATGATAAAGGTGTTGCGGTTGAAAAGGCTTTGAATGAATTACAACAAGGAGATTTAGATAGGATAAAATTACAACAACAAACTTTAGACCCACAGAAAGAATTAGTTAATGTTGCTAAAGAACAATTAGGTGCCGCAAATACACTTATAGCTCAAACGATATCATTTCAACAAACATTGAACAATCAATTCGCAATTTCTAATGAAGGAACTAAATTTTTACAGGAATCTGTGAAAGCTCAAGCTGAAATTTTAAAAGGACCTGGACAAACTTTTTCATTGAAAGGTAAAGGAGGGCCAGAAGTATCATCAACAGTTGAAGAACTTTTTGGAAGTTTAAATAAAATTGTTGGTGGGGACCTTACCGACGCAGCAAATTCTTTATCCAAAATAGTACAAGGTTCTGTTGGTATTATGGGTACAATAATGGAACAACAACAAAAAATTGTTGAAGGTGACCCAGCAAAGGCGGCGCTCGGTATCGCTTTGAGAAGTTTAGATACTCTTGAAACTGCAGCAAAAGGTTTTGGGATTGATTTGGACACTGCGGGTAAAAAACTACAAGAATTTTATTCTACTGTTACCGTTGGTGGGGGGTTAATTACAGGATGGGTTAAGCAAACATTCCAACTTAAACTACCCGAATCAGAACCTAAAGAAACAGAAGTTAAAAAAGATGTGGCAATTAATGCTAATGGACAAATGTTTTCATTGGATAAAGGTGACCTGATGATGGCGGTTAATCAAGACGCTCTATTACAATCAATTGGTGGTGGAGGGTCTATCTTTAATACATCAAATAAATCTGAAAATGTTAAAACAAACCCAAAAGAAATTAAAATATCATTGGATATTAACGCTAACTCAAACGATTTACAAGTTAAGAATGCGATTTTAACAGCTCTTAATCATGATGATATGATTAGAACTATTACTGATAAAATTGCAACAGTGACTACAGATTATGGTCTAACCACTTAATAAAAAATCTATTCCATTCTATTTATAGAAAAACCAATAGATGGCTGAAGAATTTCTATCTTTTAATAACTCCGAACAGTTTAGAAAAAAACTAATTGCGAAAAATCTGCCACCTTATACAGTTCAAGGGAGTTTTACGTCAACACAAGGATTACAAAATTACCCTATAAAGTTACAGGATAATACACCAACAGATTCTGAAAGTGTTAGTCAAGAATTATTTGTAGAACCTTCATATAACACAAGAATGAATACCTACGGTCCATCAGGTCAATTTTTTGATGGGGCGTTAGCTGTTGACGATGTAAGTGTTCCTGGTGGTGCGGGTATTGAAAATAATCCTCTTGGCCCTCCTGAACAATATAGTTTACAAACTCAAAGAATTGATTTATTAAATCAACCTTTTATTGATAATGCTGAAGTTATTAATAGATATCTACCACCTGAAGGATATGAAGATTTGTTTGTTACATCTGATTTAATTTTAGCTAAACCAAATGCTGCACAAGTGTACGGTGATGGAATTTCCGCTCCGATAATTTTCACACAAGGTGATTATACAGTAATAGAAATATTAAATAACGATGGTGAATTAAGTACTGATTCTTATTTACAACAGTTAGGAGCACAAAGTTTAAGAGAAGCAACTCAAGCAAGAATTGCTCGAGAAATAGAAAGGAATACCATAGGCGCTTTAAATATTGATACGTTAACTAATCCTTTTAACGCTACACTTTTAGCTACAGGTCAAGAACCATTTATTTACCGTGATTACACTATTACAAAACCTGATGGTCTTTTAGATTATGCTGCTTTCTTTTTACAAAAATTAACAGGTACATATTTTCCGGCTTCACCAATTGAAGGTAGTTATTTTTCTGATACTGAAATATTAAGATTACGTCCATTACAGGCGATAGGTAATTTAGGTGGAGGAAATTTATTTAATAGACCAAATCCATCTATTAAGTTTTTACAAAACACAGGTGCGGGTACAAAATCAGTTTTATTTAACGCTTTAAATTATAACCGATATAAACCAAACTACGCTATTACATCAACTCAAGTTGGTAACTTTGTAAATAATTTATTTGATAACTTCGCATCCATAGGTAATTTATATGTTGGTAGACAAGAAACTGATATTTCTACGGTAGTATCACCACCTAATGCGTCACCAATCGACGCTTTTGGACTACCAACGCATGCTCCTGTTTACGGTCCCGATAAAGTAGGTAAACTTTACGAAGGTGACCAAAACTTCCAATTTGGATTTGCAGCACAAAACTATGAACAAAAACCGGCATTTGATGGTGGGTTTGTTTGGATAACTGATTTTACAAAACCTGAAGCTGGTAGAAATGTTGGTGAAGGCGGAAATTTAATAGGTAATAATCCTAATTTTGTTCCATTAGCGTCTTCTTATAATCAGGTATTATCAACTAATTATACTTTCAGACCTGGTTCAATTTTAGATGTAACCCAAAGATTAATTAACTCAACACCGTCTCAAGGTGCTGATAGATTGGGTCATGTTGGTAATGCTATCAACCAAGTTTCAAAAGTATTTTCTGATGGTTATAAAATTATGACCAAAGGTTCTAAAGTAAAATCTTACGTTAATACTTCGGGAGCTGAGGTTGGACAGGAATACTGTAGAATTTTTACAAAAGACAAACCATATTATACATATAACAATTTACAAGGAACGGTTGCCAATACTTCAGGATTGGACACAAATGGAAATATAAGAAGATTTTCTTACTCAGTTTTGGACAGTACTTATAATCTTAATATAGTTCCATACAAAAATGGTGGTACAAATATTATAGGTGGACAAGTTAAAAAATATATGTTTTCTTTGGAAAATTTAGCTTGGAAAGACACTCCTGAATTTTCAAATTTACCTGAAGCTGAAAAAGGACCAAATGGTGGAAGAATAATGTGGTTTCCACCATATGATATTAAATTTGACGACTCGTCTACACCCTCTTTTAACGAAACAGATTTTATTGGAAGACCTGAACCTATTTACACATATAAGAACACTAAAAGGTCAGGTAGTATTGGTTTCAAAATAGTTGTTGACCACCCTTCAGTTTTAAATCTTATTGTTAACCAAGAGTTACAAAACCAATCAAACTCGACAATTAATTCTGTAGTTGATTCGTTTTTTGCTGGATGTAAAAAATACGACATTTATGAATTAGCTAAAAAATTCAGTTCATTGAGCTTAGGTACTATTGATGAACTTTATCAACAAGTGATGAGTAGTATAAGTACATCTGAAAGTGATAAGGTAAATACATTGAACGCTATTGCGCAAGGTAATGAGGCGGGACCGAGTGAAGTTCCAAATTTGAATTCTTTTGAAGGGACAGGTTTATATTTTGATAGTAATATTACAGAAAATGACAACTACACCCAAAGCTATAGTAATATATATAATACTTTAGTTACTAATGTTACTAACGCTCCGGATTTTGATGAAAGTGATGGAACTAAAGCAAATTCAATAAGTTTTTTGGATAATGTAATAACACCAAGTTATAATAAGTTCCAAGATTTTGTACAAGAAGTTGCGCAAGCATTAGTAGATGGTAATGAGGTTAAAATAGATTTCAAAGGAACCTCTTTTAATGTTGGTAATGCAAACAATAGTGATGCTAGAACTTTGGCTAATGATAGATTAGAAAGTATTGAAAATTATTTTAAAACTTATGTTTTTCAAGGGAACACGTTAGAAAAATATATTAATGACCGAATATTAAAGTTTGATGTTGATAGAAATTTGGTTGAAACATATAAACCACAAAATTTTGAAAATGAGATAAAATGTGATGGGGTATCAATATCAAGTGCGGGAGGTACTGTTTATCATTACATTCGTATGGGTTGTAGTGCTTTAATCATTGATAAAGTAAGAGTTTCACCCTCAAGACCATTTGGTGAAGTTGCAGCTAAAGCGGTAAGTGAAGGATATGCCAACACAGTTGGACAAAAACCTCCTTCAGTACAAGATTTACAAGACAAGTTCAAAAGTGTAACAAAAAAATTAATTAGAGAACTTTTGAATGAACAAAATTATTTTGAAACAATTAAAAGTTCCGACCCTTTTTTATTTGATGGAATAAAAAGTAGAATAAAGTTTTTCAACCCATTATTTCACTCAATAACACCTGAAGGATTTAATTCAAGAATAACATTCTTAAATCAATGTGTTAGACCTGGTAGAACAATACCAACTACAAGTGCAGATGGTAGTGTAAAAAACAAAGATGCGTTTAACACTAATTTTGGTAGACCACCAATATTGGTTTTAAGAATTGGTGATTTTTACAATTGTAAAATTGTACCTGAAACTTTAAGTTTCAAATACGAAGGCTTGGACTTTAACACCGAAGGTATTGGAGTTCAACCCATGATTGTTGATGTTACTTTAGGTTTTAAAATGATTGGAGGTCATGGGTTAAAAGAACCAATAGAAAAATTACAAAATGCTTTAACCTTCAATTATTATGCTAATACTGAAATGTATGATGAAAGAGCGGAAGCCACAGATTTAACCGACCTTGAAAGTTTTATAATTGGTAATAGAGAATCAAGTATTGTTAGTCAAGCTAATGCTCAGGCGGCAAACTCAACACCATCAATGACAAATCAGTTGAATACTCAAGTTAATAATAATGGTGGTACACAAGCTGGTTTTATAAATCAATCAACTACAAACAATGGTGTTGAAACAGGAACATTACTTTACAATGAACTTTTTGACAATACAGTAACTTATACACAAAACTATTTTAACACAATTGAAAATTTTGCAAAGCAATTTGTGGAACTAACAAATTATGGTGTGTATAAACAAGCAAGTACTGAAAAACAATTTGTAACAGGTTCTTTAAATTCGTTAGATACTCCAGTAACAAATGTTAAAATTTTGGGAAAATTTGTTAATTATGACAAGTACATGTTAAATGTGGGTAACAATTTAACATCTGAAGTTGATTCAGGTATCGACTTTTTAACTTTAGCATTAACTAATAATAATGTTACATCTGCGGACATCAGAGCGGTAAAAACAAATTTTATTACTAAAATTTCACAACAGGTATCTAATGTAACAGTTAAAATCGCTAGTTTAATCCAAACTACTTCTAATTCACAATCATCTATATATCAAAATTATCGTAAATTAGATTTAATTTGTTCAGCAACTGATGGTAAAATCACTTCGGCTGGGGCACCATATGTTTACACATTAACAGGACTTCCTGATGGTGTTAGTGATACATTAACAACAATTAGAACGGATTATATAAAAATTGCATCAGACATTCAAACATATTACAATTTACTTGAGTCACAAGGAATAATATTAAACCCAACAAGTGCAACTACAACATTTACACCTATATCAAGTGAAAATCTTTCAGATAGTTATAATACTTTCTTTACACTTTTCTGTAATACAATTTTAGATGACAATCAAAGAAACAAATTAATAGATGACTTGTCTTTAAATTTATTTTCATCTACTTCTGATTTAACTAAAAGTATTATTAGGTCTACTATCAATGGTTTAACCACACCATTTAGAACTGAAAAAAATGCAGAATTACAAAAATTGAATTCATTTTTTGATTCGCAAGATTATCTTATTTATAGAAATTATAACCCACAAGTTAATAACCAAAGTTTAGTAGGTAAAACTAGAAATTTTTCATATACAAGTGCGGGTTCTACTTCAACACAAAATGATAATTTGAAAAATTTATATTCTAATGTGAATGTAAATTTAGATAAAACAACCTATAATGGTAAAATAATTTTTAGTTAATGGCTAACGAATATTACAATAGATACCAAAATTTCACTGTAAATGGAACAACTACATATATTCCATTTGTTAATATTCCTTTGAAAACTACTGACAAAAAATACATTTACAGAGTAGGTGTATCAAGATTAGATAAAGTTTCGCAGTTATATTATAACTCACCATTTTATGGATGGTTAATCTTACAATCAAATCCACAGTATGGTGGTTCTGAATTGAACATACCTGATAATGCGGTTTTAAATATACCATTCCCTTTGTTAAGTTCTTTGTTAGATTATAAAACATCAGTTAAAGAGTATTTCTATTATTATGGTCAGTGATAACATATATGTTTTTCCTAATACTTGTGACAATATTTTTGTTATCAACCCAAATAAAGTTGTTAACGAATTTGGTAATCCTGAAGATAGATATATTAAACAAGAAAATTTAATTTATTACGCAAATCTTGAATGTGAACTAGAGCCAAGAAGTAGATTACTAACTGGTACTGATAAGAGTACTGTCACAACTATTTCTTTAGCTTCAATGAATTTTTTGAACCCAAAAGGTTCTGGTGAGTTTACTACTGATTGGACTGGTATACAAGACACAACAGTTAATCAGAATCAAATATCTTCACAACTTTTAGGTATGAAATCCATATCATATAGGGTTGGTATGAGTTATATACCTACGGTAACAATTACATTAGAGGATGTTAAAGGTAGAGCGTTATTCGAAAGTGGTGATAATTCTCCATACTCTGCTTTTTTTAATTTACCATATCCTACATTTTATTTAACTTTAAAAGGATATTATGGTAAAGCTGTTAGATACCCATTAATTCTACAAAAATTTACATCATCGTTTAATTCAAGTAATGGTAACTTTGATATTAATTTAACGATGATTGGTTACAAATTTAATGTGTTAACTGATATAACCATGGCGGAACTTTTTGCGGTTCCTCAAATGTATGTTAAAAGAACACCAACATCACAAAATCAAAATACCGGAAACCAAACAAATACTGTCACGCAGGCAATAACACAAAAAGGTTATCAAACAATTCAACAAGTATATAAAGATTATAAAAACTTAGGATTAATAGATAAAGATTTTCCTGAACTTACAGTACAACAATTATCAACAAAATTAGATAATTTTATAACATTTAGTTTATCACAGTTTGGTCAGGCAAATTTAAGACCTTTAAATGATATTGATACATATTCTAAAGATTTAGATGTTTATCGAGGACAAATTTATAGTTACACTAGTTCTTTTTTTAATTTAAACTTAGACCAAACAAATTATTTTGTTACTAAACCAATTAATAATGTAAGATATAAAATCTATACATGGAAACTATCAAATTTTCAAACTTTTGATACAGTTGTTTTAGAAAAATTAAATTTACAATTTTCAAAATTAAATTCTATTGTAGTTCAAAATAATTTGAATTTAACTAATAACCAAACATTTGGAAGTGGGGAGTTTAAAATTGAAAACCCAATAAGAACTGATAGTGTTGTAATTGATTTTGAAAATGCAATTGATTTAATTGATTTTGTAGAAACCGCTAAAGAAAGAAATACTACAGGATACACCACACCGGCACAAGTTACAAGTATTAGTGATGAACTTAATGATGCTAACGATAAATTTGGAGAAACAAATTTACCTTTTTTATTTTTATTTGACGGTCCTAATAGATTTTTAACACAATCTTATGAATTGAATAAAATTCTTGAAAGTAAAAAAACAACTATTGAAGAAAATTTAACTACAGAATTAAGTAATTTTATAAAAGATGCTAGTGGTTTAGGATTTGTACCTACGGTTAGAAATATTGTTGCTGTAATTATGGCATCTGCGGAAGCTTTTTTACGACTTTTACAAGATGTGCATGAAAACGCTTGGTTGGCAAGAAACAGTGAAATAAAAAAACTTGCAAACAACGATTCCCCGTCATCAAGTTCACCAGTTTATCCTTGGCCTCAGTATTTTGTTGAAAAAAATGTAAACGGACAAACAAAATTTGAAATCCAATATCCGGGAGATACTTCTGTAATTTCAACAACAAAAGGAAACGATTATACAATTTGGCCTGAAGTCGAATTTGTTGAAGAATTTTTGAAAGGTTACTTACAAAGAGAAATTCCACCTAATCCTGCACTTGATAATAATAGTGGAGTTAATAGGGTTTTAGTTTCATCATTTGACACAATTTCAACAAACACACCTTACTCAATCAAAGAAGACGTATTGTTTTTATATGAAATTTGGGAAAGAATACAAACAATATGCTCTAACAATGGATTCCAAAGAGACAATACTGAACAAACTAATCAAAATGTGATTAATTATATATCTGATATTGAAAGTTTAAACGTTTTTCAGTCGTTAATTTCAGGTAATAAAGAAAATGCTCCAAGTTTAATTTTTAGATTTAAAACTACAGATTATACACAACAAAATTATTTCCAAGAATTACAAACCGCTTTAGTTAATTTTACCAAATATTCACAAGGGATATTTGTTACTCAATATTTAGATGATAAAATAAATTTGAATCAAAATCAAATTTATGATAGGGATTTAGAAGTTATTCAAATTAAACCTGAAAAAGAAAAAAATTTTACAAACTACATTGAATCAAATGTACATAATGATATAAATTTTGTTGATACATATCCTTTTACATTTGAAAACTGGAATTACACTAATTTAGCCGGTGGTAATTCTTATTTCAAATTTACTGAAGTTAATAAAACACAAAAATCAATTTTTTATAATAATTTAATTAAAAAAGTTACAAATTTTACGGAAGCGTCTGTTTTTGGTAATAATGGGAATAAAAAAACATTAAGACCTGTTGTAACTTATAAATGGTTAACTAATAAAATAAATTTACCGATTGATTTACAAAATTTCTATAATAGTAGAACTATAAATGAATTTGTAACAACTGAAGGAAATTTGAATTATGTTGATTCAACATTCACTAATAAACAAACCACATCAATTTTAAACACTCCATTTTTTGTTAACTCCTTACAATTAGGTATTACAAATTATGTAGATTCGGGAACTGAAGGTTATCCATTTAAAGCCGCAGCATATCTTTTATTAAACGGATTACCTTTTTCAACACTACGTGAAAGATATCTGTCATTTGAAAATAATGCGGATGTTGAAAGTGATTTTATATTCGCAGGACTTAAAAAGTTTGGGGCAATACACAGGTTACCGAAGTACTGGATTTTAAAGTTAGGCTCAATATGGAATAGGTATAAAACTTATGTGGAATCTAATGTTGATATTTTGGACACAGTTTGGTCTGACTTTAACTATATTGACAACTATGACCCAATTAATGGTGATTCGGCAACTACATATGTTTTAACAGCAACAACATTTGGTCAAGTTAGTTTTGTTTTAGGTTCAAATCAAACTTCAAATCAAAATATTAACGTAGGGTTTTATCCAAAATTAATAAACGATTTCTACAGATTATATAATTCTGAATACGTTTATGAACCAACAGTTACTTCAACTAATGAAATTCAGGTGGCGTTTCAAAACGCTCTTGATGAAGGTAGAGTAATTTTATTACATGGTAATAATACAGATATCAATAAACCCAGCATAAATTTAAAAACTTGGACAGTTTGTATAAAAGCTGAAAATCAAGATTTTTACTATGTATGTCCATCTTTTGGAAGTATTGACAATCAAACAAAAAAAGAATGTTTTGATAATTCAGATAATAATACTATTTCAGTTTTAAACAACCCAAATGTACATAACGGTGCTATCCGTCTATTTTGGGCGGCTCCAAATTACGGTTATTTTAATACTACAAATCTTGTTAAACCGACTACGACTGAATACTTTAAAAAAGTTAATTCGGAACAAAAACAACAAACAACATTTGAAATTTTAAATGAGGATGGGTATTCTTCAATCGAAGACATATTTTCAGTGTTTGATTTTGATGAATTAGAAATTTTTGAAAAAGAATTTTTATCTTTTTGTTCACCAAACAATTCTGACAACTTACAAAATTTATTTAAAAATTTAATGAAAATAGATGTTTTAAGTTCTGCTTTTGATGGGAGTATTAATACTAATGAACTTATTAAATCTTTGTCTTTAAACCAACAAAACAATTTTAAAAATTATATTAATTCAAAATTAGGGTTCGATGTTTTATATAAAAAATCTAATCCATTAGGATTTGATAAAAATTTATTTAACATTCTGTCGTTAAATCCATCACCCGAAATTGTAAATAGATATCAAATAAGGACCTACGAAACAACACCCGATAGTGTCCCAACTAGCGGGGTTATAACATATCAAGATTCGTTGGCTAACAATCCAACACAATGGAAAACCATGAAACTTTACGTAGGTTTTTCAACTATTGATGGATTAAACTATGACGCAACATCAAATTATCTTACTGATTTCTTCAGGGAATTCAATATTGGGTTTACTGTTGATAACATTAAAACATTCAGAAAATTAATAAAAATTTATGGTGCTAATGCTATCAGAGGTGGTAGTAATCCAGTAGAATTTAAAAATAGAGTTAGTAATTTCATATCTAACTATTCTGATTTATCAGGAAAAACTTTTACAAATTTTATAACATTACTACAAAAAAAATTAGGTGTTAATGAACCAAATCCACAAACTATTGATTCTGTTTTAGAAGGATTCCAAAGTAAAGTTGAATTGTATGATATGTTTAAAGCGATTAATGATAAATGGATTGCTGGTAATGATTATATAAAAACAGATAATAATTCAGACGCACCTTTATTTAGGGATTATTTATTTTTAGATAGGGGTAATAGGAATGTTGGTGATATATATGTTGATATTGCTAAAGTTAATTCTTATTTAAAAGGGGCTAATCCAAAATCTAATGTTTTTACAGTTGTGGGGTCAATTATAAAAGACCATAACTTTGTAAGTTTTCTTATTCCTTCTTATATTAACTTTTATGGTAGACAAACACCTTCAGGTGATATTGATTTAGAAAGTAATGAAACGGCTCCTAACGAATTTGCAAATAATTTATTTGGGACATTTGATACTGTAGATTACCAAAGTTCAAAACCAAAAATGTTAAATGTATATGTTGACAAACCATCACAACAATTAGATAATAAAAACAAAACTAATGGTTACAAAGATGATGGATTAGACATTAGTGTTTGTGCAGAAAATCCCATAGCGATTAGTTCAGACCAAAAAAGGAACTATTCTCTTGAAAATAGAGTAGTTGGATTCGCCGTAGATTTTGAATTACAAAACCAAGGAGTTTTCAAAAGTATTAGTGTAAGTCAAGATTTGGGAAAGGCCACAAGTGAATCATTAATGGCGGAATACAATTTGGCACAATCAAGTACAGGTATACAAACATCAACACAAAATGTTAGTTTATATAACATATATAAGACTAGAAGTTATAACGCATCTGTTACTAGTATGGGTAATGTTATGATTCAACCGTCTATGTATTTTGTTTTAAGAAACATCCCATTATTTGCCGGTTCTTATTTTATTACTGAAGTACAACACACTATTGGGCTTGATGAGTTTAACACTAATTTTACAGGTACAAGACAAGCCGCACCTACTTTACCTAAAGTTGACTCTTTATTCCAAACTATAAAAAAACAATTACTTACAAATTTGGGTAATACATATAAGAATCAAGGTTCTACAGGTGTTGGTACTACGGGTAATGTATCACAAATCAAAAACGCTATCACAAATTCATTAGTTGGTCCAAAAATTTTAAACGCATCTATAGAGTGTACTAAAAATGAAGCGTATATTAATTATGTTAAATTTACAGGAGGTAATGAAACGGTGTCCGCAATAGTTGTTGCCCAAAGTATAAAATTATTATTACCGACATCTAATAAAACTAAAATTTGTATTTTTGCATCAATATGGGTTGAATCAGGTATTGAAGGTGAAATTCCACAGTTGAGTTACTACGGAAATAATATGGCCGGTATAACATTAGATTATGATTACCCTGGTAATTTAAAAGGGTTTTTTCTAACCGACCAAAACAAAAATTATTTTCAGTGTTTGACTAATACTAATAACTATACCCAATCATATGCCGTATTTGCAAGCCAAATATTACATCATACATTTATGAATGCTGCGTATAAAAATTATTTTGATAAGGTTACTAACATAACTGATGTGGATGTGTTTGCTAATGAATTTGCAAGAATATGGATAGAGTTTTTCCCGTACAATAAAGTTATACAAACACCAACAATATTTGATGATTATAGAACAGGTAATGTAAACGAATACCAAAGTTTAATTAATAAAATAAAAAGAGCGTTTGAAATTTATAGGGGTATCCCTATTTAATAATTAATAATTTTAAAATAAACAGATATTTATAATAAAAAGATTATGAGTACAAAAGAAATTTTAGACAGATATCTTGGAAAAAGTACAAGAATTACTGAAACAGATAAAGGTAATGGTTTTAAAGAAGTTTGTGATTTAGATACTGGTGATTGTTACACAATCAGAATGAAAGACGGTCTAATTGAAAGAGTAAACAATACTCTTCATACCAATAAAAAAATAAACGTAGAAACTACTCAAGGTTTCAAACAATTACTTAACGGGTAAAATGGCAATTTCAGAAACAATTTTAGAAGAATTAAAAAGATATAATAAAATCAATAATTATATTTTAGAGCAAGAAGCTGACCCATTTGCGGCACCTGCGGATACTGACCCATTAGCGGGTGGTGATGTACCACCGGCACCTGATGCGGGAGCTACTCCACCAGCACCTGAAGCGGGAGTAACACCTCCGGCTCCTGAGACTCAACCTGTGGATGTGGCAAACGACCCTGATGTTGAAAAAGTTGGTGATGAAGGTTCAGAAGAAACAGGAACTGAAGAATTAGAAATTACTGATTTAGTAAAATCACAACAAAATATTGAAACAAAACAAGAAGAATATTTTAATAATCTTTTCAGTCAACTTTCTAATTTGGAATCTAAATTAGGTGACATGGAAAATATTTTTTCTAAACTTAATGATATTGAGGCTAAAATTGAAAAATACAGAGAAAAAACTCCACAAGAAAAATTAGAATTAAGAAGCTTGGATTCAGGTCCATTTAATCAGAAACTAACAGATTTCTTTGTTGACAAACAAGAAGATATTGAAAAATCAGGAAAAAATGAATATGTTTTAACTACCGATGAAGTTGAGGATTTTACACCTTCAGAAATTAAAGGTACGTTCAATGACTATCAAGAACCTGACGAATACAAACCTTTGAAATTCTAAATTTCAAATTTGACTATCACGGCTGACACACTTATACTTGAATATTAACTAATAAATTATACAAACAAAATGGCGACAAATTCTTTAGATGCTGTACTCGCTCAGTATGAAAAAGCGAAAAGTGGAGGTAGCTCTGCAAACAAAATGTCTCAAGAAGACAGAATGAAAAAATATTTTGCGGCGATTCTGACGCAAAATGAAAACTCTGGACAGAAACGTCTTCGTATCTTACCAACACCTGATGGGTCATCACCTTTTAAGGAAGTTTGGTATCACGAAGTACAAGTTGAAGGTAAATGGAATAAAATCTATGACCCAGGTAAGAACGACAACGAGCGTTCACCGTTGACTGAAATTCATGATGAATTAATGTCAACAGGTAAAGAGTCAGATAAAGAACTTGCTAAATCTTACAAGCCTCGTAAGTTCTATATTGTTAAAGTAATTGACCGTGATAACGAAGCGGACGGAGTTAAGTTCTGGCGTTTTAAACACAATTACAAGAACGAAGGTATCCTTGATAAAATTATCCCTATTTGGAAAGCTAAAGGTGATATCACTGACCCTGTTAACGGACGTGATTTAATCATTGAGTTGGCTAAAGCAAAAACTCCTAAAGGTGCAACTTATACAGTTATCCAAACTGTAATGCATGACGACCCATCACCTGTTCACACAGATGCTGAAACTGCTAAGGCTTGGACTGAAGACCCACTTACTTGGGCTGATGTTTACTCTAAAAAACCTGTTGAATATCTTGAAGCTATTGCTCGTGGAGAAACACCAAGATGGTCACAAGAATTAGGTAAGTACGTTTACGGAAGTGAGGCTTCTGAAATTACTATGGGGGGTTCATCTACAATCGTAGACCCACAAGCTAACGACGAACCAGATGGTGATTTACCATTCTAATTTATAAAAGGTTGGACACAATTATACACAAAGTGTCCAACCTTTGTTATTTTTATTACAAACAATTAAACTAATAGACATTTATGGCTATAAAGAAAAAAGAATTTTCTCTTGATGCGATTAAAAACAAATACTCCACCAAGACCAAATACAAAGAAACGGAATTTTATGAGGTCGGTGAAAGTTTCCATAGCAGTTGTGGTTTACCTGGTCCTGCTTTGGGTAACATCAACATGTTCCTCGGTCACTCGAACTCTTCAAAAACGACTGCACTTGTCAAAGCCGCTGTGTCTGCTCAGAAGAAGGGGCATTTGCCTGTTTTCATTATCACTGAAAAAAAATGGAGTTGGGACCACGCAGTTGAACTCGGTTTGGTGGCGGAGATGACTGATGGTGAGTGGGATGGTCAATTCATCTTTAACGACAACTTTGATTACATTGAACAAGTAACTGATTATATTAATGAGTTATTGGACGAACAAGAAAAAGGAAATATTCCTTATTCACTTTGTTTCCTTTGGGATTCAGTAGGTTCTATTCCTTGTAAGATGACTTTTGATGGTAAAGGTGGTAAACAACACAACGCATCAGTTTTGGCTGACAAGATTGGTATGGGTATCCAAGCTCGTATCACTAAATCACGTAAAGAAGATTACCCTTATACCAACACTTTGGTGGTAGTTAATCAACCTTGGGTTGAATTACCTGATAATCCTTTTGGACAACCAACAATTAAGGCAAAAGGTGGTGAAGCACTTTGGTTGGCTTCAGCTCTTGTTTTCTTATTTGGTAATCAAAAGAACGCAGGTATCAATCACATCACGGCAACTAAAAATGGTAGAACAGTGTCTTATGCTATCAGAACTAAAATTTCAGTTTTGAAAAACCACATCAATGGGTTGGGTTATAAAGAT